CTGCTGCCCGAATAGGCCCGGTCATCAAACCGGGTCGTGCCCCGCAGCTGGAGGACGAGCGCGCCCACGAGCCCCACAACGATCACGATCGCCCCACCGATGACCCACCTACGCACGCCTACTCCCACCCCTTCGCCCAGGCTGACCGTCCAGCTGCTGATCATGCCAGCCGAGCCCAAAGCGGCCCCTGGAGGCCACGCCGTGAGTAGCAACTGGCGCGGCGGCAGCACCAGCGCCTGGAGGCGCACCCGCGCCCACGTGCTCACCCCGGCCACCCAGACCCCCGACCGTCGCTCGCCGAAAGGGGCCGCCCCGTGACACCGCACCACCTGCACGCCACCGCCGCCGCCTGGTCCATCCACACCGCCAGACAGCACCTCGGCGGGCTCGCCGGCGCCGAGGCCCGACAGCGAGGCGACACCCTCACCGCCGCCGCACCGATCCTGCGCAGCCCCATCCACGGCACCATCCACCCCATCGGCGGACACGCCGACCCTGTCGCCACGCTGACCGCCGACCAGCCCCCGCCGCGCACCCAGACGTGGGCGGAGCGGATCAGGCGCCTGGACGACCGCCTGACGTGGCTCGCCAACACCTACCGGCTCCCGTCCGGGCGGGACCCGCTGGAGCGCATCCTCACCGCTCTACCCGGACTCACCCTGCCGCCCCGCGCCTTCGGCATGCTCGCCCTTCACCTCGCCGACGAGGACGAACTGGTCCGCGGCTGGCTCAACCACCCGCCCTACCGCACGCGGATCCCCGGTGACTGCCCCGGCTGCCGCCGCCGGTCCCTGGAGGCGACCACCGTCGGGCCCGCCGCCGCCCGCACCGTGATGTGCGTGGCCGACTGCCGACACACCCCCGACTGCCGGTGCCCCGGCGGTGCCGAGGGCGTACGGCACATCTGGCCGCGGGATGCAGTCCTCAGGCCCGGCCGGATGGCACCATGACATGCCGACACTGCCGCTCCCGCCTCAACACCGACGGCCGCTGCCCCGGCGACACCCCACTCACCCGTGACCGCTTCGGCACCGCCGCGCAGATCGCCCACGCCCTCGGCCCCGACATCACCGCGGCCCGGATCCGTGACTGGGCCCGCCGCTCCCGCCGCACCGGCGACAAGCTGCACGGACTCCTACCCGCCCACCACCTACCCGGGCAGGGGCGCGGCTCCACCTGGTACCGCTACGACCAGGCCGCCCACGTGGAGATGCTCACCCGCACCACCGGCCGGGGCCGCGCGCGTGTCGAGTTGACGGCAGCCGCCTAACCGGCGATCATGTTTTCACACATCCACCGCATAGGCGGAGTGTGCCCAAAGCCCGGTAGGACGCGTCAGCGCCACCGGGCTGTTGCGCGTCCAGGGCGGGACGCGCCCACGGATGCGGGCAGGTCACTGGCTGGGGCCTGCCCGCGCCGCCCTTGTCCCGCCGGTATTGCACCCGCTCATCGCGTGCGTCCGCCCCTCACCACCCTCTGACCGGGCAAGGCTCGGGACGGAGCGAGCCCATGACTGCCCGACCTGTCACCCAGGCCGACTACGACCGCGTCCGTGAGTTGCACGGCCAGGGCCTGTCTCGCAACGAGATCGGCCGGACGATCGGCCGGTCCGGACGTACCGTCTCCAGGATCGCCGACCAGCTCGACCTCAGCTTCGACCGGACTGCCACCCGCGCCGCTACCGAAGCCAAGAAGGACGATGCCCGCGCCAAACGCGCCGCACTGGCCAACGCCCTCCTCGACGACGCCGAGCGGCTCCGTCAGCAACTCTGGCAGCCAGCCCACTATGTCGACCACGGCGGCAAGGAGTTCGACCGAGTGGACTGGACACTGTCCGAACCGACTTTCGCGGACAAGCAAAAGATCATGCAGTCCGTGGGTGTCGCCATTGATCGAGCCATCAAGCTCGACGACTACGACGCCGACCCCGGCGTCGATGCCGCGAAGAGCATGCTCGGTGCCCTCGCTGCCGGACTCGGCGCAGCCTACGACCAGCTCAACCACGCCGGTTTCGATGGCGGTTGACCTCGACGCGGTCGGGCGTGCCCTGTCGCCGATCCACCTCCGTTCCGTGGTGGAGTCCACAGCCCGCCTCAACGTCTGGCAGGGGAGCGTCCGGTCCGGTAAAACCGTCGCGTCGCTGCTGCGGCTCCTCCTGGCCATCGCGACCGCGCCCAGTTCCGGCCGGGTACTGCTGTTCGGCAAAACCCGCGAATCCGTCAACCGCAACGTCTTCGCGGTACTCACGGATCCGCTCCTGTTCGGGCCGCTCGCCCGCCTGGTCAAGTACAACCCGGGCGCGGCAACCGGCACGATCCTCGGTCGCGAAGTCGACGTCCTAGGCGCGAACGACTCCAAGGCGGAGCCGAAAGTCCGCGGCATGACGTTGTGCCTGGCCTACGGTGACGAACTCACGACGATCCCCGAGGCGTTCTTCACCCAGGTCTTGGCCCGACTCAGCGTGCGCGATGCCCAACTGTTCGGGACAACCAACCCCGACGCGCCGAACCACTGGCTGCGCAAGAAGTACCTCCTGCGGGCCGGTGAGCTGAACCTGCGGACCTGGCACTCCACGCTCGATGACAACCCGCACCTCGACCCGCGGTACGTCCGTGACCTCAAGAGCGAGTACGTCGGCCTCTGGTACAAGCGGTTTATCACCGGGGCGTGGGTACAGGCCGAAGGCGCCGTGTTCGACATGTTCGACGAGGACAAGCACGTCATCGCCGACCTGCCCGCCATCACCCGCTGGCTCGCCGTCGGCATCGACTACGGCACCCGCAACGCCACCGCCGCCCTGGTCCTCGGCGCCGGTGAGGACGGCCGTCTGTATCTGACCCACGAGTGGCGGCACGACCCGGCCACCGCCCGCCGGCAGCTCACCGATGTCGGGCTGTCCCGGGCACTGCGTGCCTGGCTGGCGGGCCTTGAGGTGCCCGGGGCGCGCGGGCTGAAGGGCATCACGCCGGAATGGACCGTGGTCGACCCGTCGGCCGCGTCCCTGCGCCTTCAGCTGCACGAAGACGGCATGACCCCGGCGCTGGCCGACAACTCGGTGCTCGACGGCATCCGGCTCATGTCGAGCCTGCTCGGCAACGACCAGCTCCGGGTGCACGAGGCGTGCCGGGGGCTGATCGACGAGATCCCCGGCTACGCCTGGGACGACAAGGCCGCCGAGCGCGGCGAGGACACCCCGATCAAGGCCGATGACCACTCGATCGACGCCGCCCGGTATGCGATCAAGACACCTGAGGTGTTGTGGCGTCCGCTGCTGCGCTCCGTCCCGCACCTCGCCGCCTGAGCTGACCATCGGACCTGAGGAGGGCCGCCCCGTGTCGCTGCCCAACCACGACGCCGAATGGCCACCCCGCTACCTCAAGCCAATCCTTAACCAGCTTGAGGAGTGGGACGCCTGGTACTCCGGCGACCCTCAACGCCTGCACACCTACTACGCGGCGAACGTCACCCGCTGGAGTCCGCGCCCTACCCAGTACGCCGGAGGCGTCGGCGGGTGGCTCGCCCGCCTCTGGTGGGGACGGCCCACCACGACCGGCGAGCCACCCGACAAGCTGCACATCCCGGTGGCCGCCGACCTGGCCACCACCAGCGCCGACCTGCTGTTCAGTGAGCCGCCGAAGGTCGTCACGGATGACACCGACACGATGGCATGGCTGGAGCAGGCCGGCGACCGGTTTCAAGCCGGGCTGCTGTGCGCCGCCGACGTGCAGGCGGCGCTCGGCGGCGTCTACCTCCGCGTCGTCTGGGACCGCGACGTCTCCGACCGGCCGTGGATTGCCTCCGTTCACGCCGACGCGGCCGTACCTGAGTGGCGCTATGACCAGCTGCACGCGGTCACGTTCTGGCGAGAGCTGCAAACAGACGGGCAGCAGGTGATGCGGCACCTGGAGCGACATGAGCCGGGCGGCATCATCCACGGCCTGTACGTCGGCGGCTTGACTAGCCTCGGCCGGCGGGTGCCGCTGACCGAGCATCCGGAGACCGCGGCCCTCGCCGCGCAGGTCACCGCCAACGGCGACACGATCGAGACCGGCACGCAGCGTCTCACCGCCGCCTATGTCCCGAACCAGATGCCGTCACGCAGGTGGAGGGCGACACCGGCGGGCGCCAACCTCGGCCGCTCCGACTACGAGGGTGTCGAACCGCTGATGGACAAACTCGACTTCGTGTGGTCGGCGTGGATGCGAGACATTGACCTGGCCAAGGGCCGGCTGATCGTGCCGTCGTACATGCTCCAGTCCCAGGGCCCCGGCGGCGGCGCGACCTTCGACGTCGACCAGCGGCTGTTCACCCCCGTGCATGACCTGCCCGGCTCCGGGGCCGGTATCACGGTCAGCCAGTTCGCGATCCGCGTCGAGGAGCATTCCCGGTCGGCGAACGAGCTGCTGGAGCAGATCCTCCGCGACGCCGGCTACAGCCAGCAGACGTTCGGCATCGCCGGTGATGCCGCGGCGACCGCTACCGAGATCCAGTCCCGGGAGCGGCGCAGCCTCGTGACCCGGGCGAAGAAGGCCCTCTACTGGCGGCCGGGCCTGTCGTCCATCATCGCCGCGCAGCTGGAGATCGCCCACACCGTGTTTCGGGCGAAGGTGACACCGCAGCCACCGAAGATCACCTTCGCGGACAGTGTGCAAGAGGATCAACAACGGCTCGCGACCACCGCTGACCTGCTGCGCCGCGCCGAAGCAGCGTCCACGGAGACACTGGTGCAGCTGATCAACCCGGACTGGGACGGACCCCAGGTCGAAAAGGAGGTCACCCGGATCCAAGCCGAGACAGGCCGGCAGGTGCAGGATCCAGGCACGTTCACCGGGAGGTAAGCCATGCCGGAGCGCGCCGACCTCGCCGACCAGCTCGCCCGCACTCTCGTCGACCTGTACGGCGACCTGCAAACCCGGCTCGCCACCGACCTGGCCCGCCGGCTCGCCGCCGGCATGGACCGGCCCGACTGGGCCGCCAACAAACTCGCCGCCACCGAGACGGTGCGCCGCTGGGCGCAGACCCTGCTTGACCGGCTCGATGGGCCCCTCGCCGACCGGGTCGCCCAGGCGGTCATCCTCGCCTACCAACGCGGCGGTCACGACGCGCTCGCGGAGCTGGCCCGGGTGCAGGACACCCACCCGGACTGGCTCGCCCGCGCCGAGCTGGCCGACCTGCCGCCAGGGCTGCGAGAGATGGTCAACGCCCGTCGGGCAGGCCTCGCCGTCGAGCTGGCCCGCGTCGCCACCCACATGCCCGGCGCTGCCGCGATGCAACGCCTCGTCTACGCGCTGGTGTCGACGTTGCGGGGCACGCACCTGCGGATCCTGCGCTGGACTCTCGACGCCTACCGGGACGTCATAGCCCGCGCCGCCGCGCCCGACGTTCTCGCCGGCCTGGCCACCCGACGACGCGCCGCCCAGGTCGCCTGGGAGCAGCTTCTCAACCAGGGCATCACCGGGTTCATCGATCGGGCCGGCCGCCGCTGGCAGCTGGCCTCCTACGTGGAGATGGCTACCCGCTCCACCGTCGCCCAAGCCCTCGTGGAGGGCCATTTGGACCGGCTGGGCGCCGCCGGCCTCGACCTGGTGATGGTCAGCAACTCACCACAGGAGTGCTCCCGCTGCCGCCCCTGGGAGGGCACGGTGCTCTCCCGGTCCGGGCCCGCCGGGCGACGCACCGAGCACGTCGCCTCGGCCGTGGCCGAGGGCACCGTCGCCGTCGAGGTGGCCGGCAGCATCGGCGAGGCCATCCAAGGCGGTCTGCTGCACCCGAACTGCACGCACCGGCTCACCGCCTACCTGCCCGGCGCCACCCGCCCGCCGACGCACACCGCCAACCCGCAAGGCGACCGCGACCGGCAGCGCCTGCGGGAGCTGGAGCGTCGGGTACGCCGCGCCAAACTCCGCGAGGCCGCCGCGATCGACCCGGCCGCCCGCCGCGCCGCCGCGGCGAAAGTCCGCGCCGCTCAGGCCGCGATCCGCGCCCACGTGGACGCGACCGGGCTGATCCGGCAACGCCCACGCGAGCAGATCGGCGTGGCCCGATAGTCATCCCCGGACCGTCCGGGGCAGCACCACCCAACCCGAGGAGTCGATCGTGACTCAGCCCGCCCCGCAGCCGCCCGCCGGGCCGCCGCCGCAGCCGACAACCCCGCCCGCGGGGCAGGTCGGTCAGCAGCCGCCGCCCGCCGCGCCGCCCGCGTCGCCGGCACCGCCCCTACCGTCCGCCCCGCAGCCGCAGCAGGGGCAGCCGTATGGCAGCCCGCCGCAGACCCCGCCCCAGCAGCCACCCACGCCGCCGCAAAGCTGGACCCCGCCACCCGCTCCGACCGGGCAACCGCCGGCCCCGTCGGACCCTGGCCAGCCCCAGCCACTGTCGCCCCCTCCAACCGGTCAGCCGGACAACGACGGTGGCGGCTACGACCTGTCGCGGCTGCCCAAGGCCGCCCGAGAGGAGATCGAGCGGCTCCGGAGTCAGGTGTCCGAGCGGGACACGCAACTGCGGACCGCCGCCGTCTCCCAGCACGCCGGGACCGCCGCCCAACAGGCAGGGGTCAACCCAGCCGCGCTGCTCGGCTCGACCGCATGGCAGCAGGCCGCCGCCGGCCTGGACCCGGCCGCCCCGGACTACGCGCAGCGTCTCGCCTGGACCATCCAGACGATCGCCGCGCAGAACCCGTGGATGGCCGCCCAGCCGCAGCTGCCGGCCCGCTCCGGCGGCCACTTCGGCGGCGCACCGACCGCTACAACGATGAGTCTCGACGAGCAGATCACCGAGGCCCAGAAGGCCGGCAACTGGCGCAAGGTCATCAGCTTGCAGAACCAAAAGCTGACGGCCGCCCACCAACAGCAACCGCAGTAGGCCCCGGCCGAGTCCAGGGCTCTATCGACCTAAGGAGCACACCGTGGCCGGAAGCATCACCGGGCTCGGCACCACCTACGACCTGCCCAACTACACCGGGGTCCTCTACCAGCTCACCCCGAGCGATACCCCGTTCTTCTCCGCGATCGGCGGGCTCACCGGCGGCGGACAGACCGACGCCAACGAGTTCGAATGGCAGACCTACGACCTACGCGCGGCCGGGCAGAACACCGCACTGGAGGGCGCGGCTGCCCCAACCGAGGAGAACCGGGTCCGCGCCAACGTGTCCAACATCGTGCAGATCCACCACGAGACCGTCGGCGTGTCCTACACCAAACTCGCCGCCGTCCAAGCCAAGGCCGGCGTCAACAACGCGCTAGCCAACCCGGTAACCAACGAGCTCGACTGGCAGGTCGAGCAGATGCTCAAGCAGATGGCGCGGGACATCGAGTACAGCTTCATTCAGGGCACATACGTGAAGCCGGCGGACAACTCGACCGCCCGCAAGACGCGCGGCATCCTCGAAGCGACCACCACCAACGTGGTCGCGGCGGCGGCTGCTGCACTGACCGAGACGATGGTGCTCGACCTGCTCCAGTCGGTGTGGGAAAACGGCGGCATCCAGGAGTCGGAAACCGCGACCCTGATGTGCAACGCCGTCCAGAAACGAGCCCTAACGACGATCTTCGTCACGAACAAGAACTACCGGGAACAGTCGCGCAACGTCGCCGGAGTCAACGTGCAGACGATCGAGACGGACTTCGGTCGGCTGAACCTGATGCTCAACCGGCACATGCCCGCCGACGCGCTGTCTGCGGTGTCGCTGGAGCAGTGCATGCCCGTCTACCAGGAAATCCCCGGCAAGGGGCACTTCTTCGCTGAGCCGCTGGGCCGCACCGGGGCGAACGACCGCAGCCAGCTCTACGGCGAGGTCGGCCTCAAGTACGGCAACGAGAAAACCCACGGCAAGATCACCGGTCTGGCGACGTCATGATGGCGTTCCGTTGCGACCGGTACCCGCAGCTTCAGGTGTGGACCGAGGCCGGGACGGTGCGCTTCCGTGACGGGCAGGCCGAGGTGTCCGACGATCAGGCAGAGACGCTGCGCGGCCTGGGAGACGAGTATGGCGTGGTCGAGGTCAGCCCACCCGAACCCGACGCGCCGCACGAGCCGCCCGCACCGTCGGCGGTCAAGGCCGAATGGGTCGGCTACGCGGTCAGGGTGCACGGCGCCGGCCCGGACGAGGCCGAGGCGATGACCAAAGCCGACCTGATCGATACATACGGGCCCGAGTGAGGAGACAGCAGCGTGGCGTATGCAACCGAGGCAGAGTTGGCCGCCTACCCGGTGACGGTGCCGACCGGCGCGTCCGCCGCGCTGCTGCTCACCCGCGCCTCGCGTGACATCGACCGGGCGCTGCTATGCGCCGTCTACGACGTGACGGATGCGGACGTGATCGCCGCCCTGCGGAATGCCACGTGTGAGCAGGTCGCCGGGATGATCGCCGCCGGGGACATCACCGGCACCGGCGCCATGCCCCCAACCGCGAGCTTCGCGATCGGGAAGGTCAGCGTGGTGCGTGGCGGGCAGGGTGCCGGCGGATCCAGCCAACAAGCACGCAAGGCCAACGGGTTGTGGCCGCAGGCATGGCAGGTACTCCAGGCCGCCGGACTGACCGGGCACGGACCGCATGGATTGGGCTGACTTCGTCGCCGTCCACATCCCCACCCCGGAGACAGTCAGCGTGCAGGCGCACGAGGGATCCGGCGCCTACGGCGACGTGTACACCGACCCGACCGACGTGACGCCGTGCGTGGTGGAGCAGACCCGCCGCCTGGTGCGGGTGCAAACCCAGGACGCCACCGGCACCGAACAGGTCAGCTCCACCACCGTCTACTGCCCACCGGGCACCACCTGCCCGCCCGGCTCCCGGGTCACCTGGGCTGGCCGCACGTCGCGGGTGCTGGCCCGGTCGGACATCTCCGCACACGGCCTCGACCTGCCGGAGCACGTCGAACTGTCCCTGGAGTAACCGGTGGCTGAGGAATTCCGGCTGGAGTGGGACGGAGACAGGGTGCTCGCCGCACTGTCCGACGCGGGCATGGACGGCCTCCTGGTCGCTGGGGAGCACCTGCTCCAGACGTCTTCCGGGCTCGTCCCGCATGAGGAGGGCGACCTGGAACGCTCCGGCGAGGTGTCCAGCGACCCCGGCTCCGGCACCGTCGCCGTGTCCTACGACAGGCCATACGCCATCCGTCAGCACGAGGACATGACGCTGCGGCACGACGACGGCCGCCAAGCCAAATACCTGGAACAGCCGATGACAACGGAGCGGGACGTGATGCTCGCCCTCATCGCGAAGGCTGCCGGTAAGCCGCTGAAGGGATGACACCGTAATGGCACTCGGTGACGGCTGGACCTCCCAACTCTTGACCGGCCTCGCCGAACTGCTCCACACCAGCGGCGCCGGCACCTGGCGGGCATCCGGCGCCTACACGGCCGGCGAGACAGCAATCGTCATCCGCGCCATCCCGCAGCAGCCAGACCGGCTGATCACCCTCGCCGCCTACCCGGCCGGCGACGACCTGCCCGGCATGGCCGACCACACGATCGGCTTGCAGGTGCGCTGCCGCGGCATGCCCGATGACCCGCGCGACGTCGAGGACCTCGGCGACGCCGTATACGAGCTGCTCGACAGCCTCGGCCGGACCACCATCGGTACGGTGCAGGTCGTGGACGTGACCCGCCGCAACCACACCTCCCTCGGCCAGGACACCAACCGCCGGTGGGAGTCGTCCAGCAACTACTACGTCGAGGCGATGCGCCCGACGCTCAATCGCACCGACTGAGAGGCAGGGCCGCGTCATGGCGACCACCCCGACCACCCGGGTCACCGAACTGGCCCGCACCCACCGACTCGACATCGACACCGCCACCCACCCGACCGTCGGCTACCAGCAGCTCATGGGCGTCGAAGAGGCCAAACTCCTCGAGGAGCTGCGCACCGAGGACGACGAGGTCCACGACGACAACGGGGCGATGCGGGAGGAGGTCACCGGCTACAACTGGCGCATCGAAGCCAAAATCGCCTGGTCAACCAACCTCGCCGGCACCGCCATCGACACCGTGCAGGCGTTCCTCCGCAGCCAGTTCAAGGCCCTTCGGACCTCCAGCGCCGGCAACGCCGAGTTCGGGATCCGCTGGTACAACCGCGACGGCCTCGACGACGGCGAAAGCCACGAAGGCCGCTGCTACGTCAAGAGTTGGGCGCCGTCAGGCGGAAAGGGCCGCAAGACCATCGACATCGTCTTGCAGGGGCAGGGCCAGATCACCGACATCCCCAACCCCGCCGGCTCCCTCATCCCGACGGTCACCAGCATCTTCCCGACCTCCGGGTCAACGGCCGGATCCGACCAGGTCGTGGACATCTACGGGCAGCACTACCGGCCCAACGGCGTCACCGACGTGACCGCGGTCGACTTCGGCGCGAACCCAGCTGTCAGCTTCACGGTCGTCAGTGACTCGCACGTTGTGGCGATCCCGCCCGCCGGCCTCGCCGGTACCGTCCAGGTCCAGGTCACCACCACAGCCGGGGCCAGCACGGACACGGCCACCGACGACTACACCTACGCCTGATGGGCACCCGCCTTCACGACCTCGACGTCTACTGGTCGCCAGGGCTCACGCTGACGGTCAAGGGCCGCGAGTACACGCTGCCGTTGCCCTCAGCCGAGCTGGGCCTGTGGTGCCGCCGCCTGGCCGAGGTCACCGGAGAGGTACACAACGCCAGCAGCGAGCAGGAGATCCAGGCCGCTGTTGACCGGATCGAATCCTTGCCGCAGCTGCCGGGTGATCTCAGCCTGCCGGAGCGGGTCCTCGGCGACGTCTACCCGCAGATGGCCGCCGACGAAGTCCCCGACCCGTACATCCAGTTTGCCGG